GGTGTCGTCGATGTCGTCAGCATTTCAGCCCTTCAGGCCGGGCGCCCGGTCAAGTGACTGCCTGCGCCCCACATAGCGCATCAGCTCATCCCGGTAGGTCAGGTACAGGCTGTAGTGCGCCAGGGCAGTGCCGGGTTCGCGGTCCTGCATCAGCGTATCGTAAAGCGCGTAGTCGACCAGCGCCCAATGGAACTCAGGCGGGAATCCGGGAACGTCGGTGTCCAGAGTCATGGGTGGCGGGATCGCCGTGTAATACACGCGGACACGTGAGATATCGTCAGAAGCCGGCTTCGGCCAGACGCCGAGCCACCAGTGCCCGCGCATGAAATACGACCGGGGCTCGCCCGCGTTCAGTTCCCACTGCCGGATACGGCCGTCGAGCGCCCGGACTGAATCCGGGTCCAGCCACTTCTGCGTGACCGTATTCCAGCACCGTGACACGCCAAGCGGCTCATCAGGGGCAAGTTCCCTGACGTTGTAATATGTGCGGCGCGACAGCAGCGGGAGCATGAACTGACGCTCATACCACAGAGTCGCCTCCGACATCTCCTCGTAACCCTCATTCAGGGAATCGTCAATATCCGCATCGGTGACGAACGCCGCGGTGTCGTCGTCAAGCTGTCTCCGGACCTCGGAGCGCAGGGCGGCCAGCGTCAGACCCGGCTGATCCAGGCCAAGGAGGGCGGCCTGAGACGCGACGGAGGCAGGGGCGGCAGGGGCCTCCGCGCCCGCCCCTGCTCCAGACTGAATGGTTACGCCAGGTCCGCCGGATTGCCTCTGTCCCGGTCTCTGTCGACGGCTCATCTATTTCCCGAACCATGCTGCGAAGGCCGGATCGTTGCGATTCCTTGTCGACCAGCCATCGCGGAATCCCGCCACACCGGCCCGCTCAAGTCCGGCCAGCGCCTCAAGTACCACGGATGCAGGCTCTTCAAGCAGATAGACAATCTGAAAGGGCTGCAACGGAAATGGCTGAGAGTAAAGAAGGCCCAGCACTTTGCGTTCGAACGAAGTGCCTGGACGCTTCACCGCGGTCTTTTTCTTCTTCTTCCTGATAGCCATAACTACCCGAAATGCTGGACGCCGTTCCAGTCCTGCTCGTTGATGAACTCGAATCCTACAACCGATCCCGTGCCATCGACGTGCGGATCGATCAGGCTGGCATCCGCGCCGCCCTCTCCCACAGGGACCGAGAACATGAAGTCATTGACAGGCTCGATGTACCGCTCCGGGCTTCCGTCATACTCGACGAAATTGAACCCCGCCCGCTTCCATACCTTGCGGCCGTGCTCGGTGAACATCTCGCGGAACACCCAGGTCTCCCTACGCTGCGCCGGATCGAACTGAGCCATCATCGCCTCCGAATAATTCCGGGTGAGCCTCCCGGTAGGTGTCGAAAGTTACTTCCTCAGGCTCACGGAGGTGCCCGCAAAGCACGCCGGTATCGACGTACAATTGGTAGCCTTTCTCACGCGCCTTCATACAGAAATCGAAATCCTCGCTGAATTTCCTGAACTCGAACCACGGCGCTTCGATCGCGCGGAGCATCCTCACCGATGTCAGGACACACCCGAAGCCACAACCGTCGATCGGCGCCAGAGCGTTTTCCGGCCACTTCCCGACCCACTGCATGGAGCCCGCGCGGTCTTTCCCGCCGTGCGGGTTGTAGTTGGCAATCAGCGGCCAGTAGGGTTTCTCCCGCTGGAAGTAGATCCCGGTGATGAAGTCCCGCTCCCATGATGCCAGCCGCGTGATGGCCTCCACCGGCAGGATGACGTCGGAGTCGCACCAGAACACGGAGGCATCCGCGTTCGCCTCGTCATGGATGACCGACTGAACGACATTATTCCGCGCCGCATCGTGCTTCTGGCGCTCAGGAGACGCGTCCCCAAGCCACTCGTGGCCGTTCGCCGCCGCGTGCATGATCGCGGCCCGCATCGTCCGGTTGGCTCGGGACTCGGTCGGCCCATAGGTCGGGCACCCGAAGATCAGCTTCACGCCAGCCCCCTCCACCGGAACCAGGCAAACCTCCACACCCGCGGCCAGATCCAGTCCCACCAGGCCATGTTCGCAGGCCGGTAATGAGTCGACCCGCACGGGCATATACGGCCTTCCATGGGATGTCCGGGAGTGAAGGCCGCGATCTCCTCCAGCTTCGTAATCAGGCGCCCGCAACGGTTGCACCGGTAGAAATCGAAGGATTCGCGGTCCACTTCCGCAATCGCCTCTTCAAGCATACGGCTCGCGTTCATATCTTCCTCAGAACGGCGTGAACCTCACGGATGACGTTCCGCCAGTGCTTCTTTTTGTGGTCCAGCTCCGGATCGTTCCAGAACTCCTTATAGGGCACCAGATCGACCCGGACGACCCCGAAGGAGAAGTCCACAGGGGAATCGTAGTGCCCCGCATGTCCGGGCGTCTCGTACAACGTCCGGTTGAAGTAGAACCAGCTCCGCTCGGTAAACGAACGGACGTGCGTCGGGTCTTCCACGGCGGCATCGGAGGCGGCATGCGGCGTGATCGCTATGAAATGCCCGCCAGGCCGGAGCGCCGCGTGGATCTCCCGCATCGCGTCGATCATGTAATCCACGTGCTCCATGACATGCGAGGCCATGATGCAGTCGACACTCCCGTCCGGAGGAATGTCCGTCCCCATCCGGAGCCCAAGGTCCCACTGGTCCCGCGTCATATTCAGGAACCCCGGAACGATATTGCCGCCGCACCCGACGTTGACGTTCACCTCACCAAGGTACGGACCGAAGACCTCGCGCGCGAGACGGCCCTGGTAATCAGATGGCTGTGCAGTTCGCGCAGAGTCCGATGTCGCTGCGTCGTCCATTCCAGTGCGCCTCCCGGATGCCCGTGGCTTTCGGGCCGTTGAATACCTCGCGGATGGTCTGCGTGTTCAGGTCGCCTAAAATCTCCTTCCCCTCGCCGTCGAAGCAGCACAGAGAGACTTCGCCTGTCCGCAAGACCATGATCTGGTTCAGCGCCCGTGAGCATGCTTCGGTTGGTTTGACACGCATGGGCCACATCGCGCCCGCCCAGTTGCCCTCGAGGTGGATGAAGCCGTTTCCTCCGCTGTTGGTCGGGCCGCCCCAGCGGGCGAGAAACGTATCCGCGTGCGAGTTCTCCATCAGGTCCTTCGCTGTCACGGCCTTGACCACGACCCGCATGCCGCTTCCGGCGCGTTCACGTTCGATGCCATAGTCGAGCGCGCCGGTCAGGCGCTCAAAGTCGTCATAGCCGGGGCGGTGCGGGAACATGATGGCCTGGCGGCGCTCCGCGTCCACCGCGTTCAGCGAACAGTAGAGTATCGAGAGCCCAGCATCGATCAGGTTGTCCACGACCTCGCGGGTCAGGCGGCTTCCGTTCGTGTAAATGTCGATTGGTATCGCGCGAAGCTTCCTCCGCGTGTACCGGATACGATCGGTCAGATGCTCATCGAGAAGCGTCTCCCCCAGCCCTGTGAACGTGATGCTCGAAATCTGCGGCACCCCCGCCGCGTCATCGATGATCTTTCTGAACAGGTCCATGGGCATAACACCTTTGGGCCGTTTCATCTGAGGGTACTCGCAGAACAGGCAGCGGGCATCGCAAATGTTGAGCGTTTCGATCTGAAGCTGGATCATTACGGCCACAACACGCACCCTCCCGCCTCATGACGGAAGGGTGCGCCCTGCGTGAAAGCGTTCGTCCGGGCCACTACAGGCACCGGATGAAAACTTTTTGATTTGCAGCAGCCGGAGTGGCGTCCGTGGCAAACGCCTCACCGGCCATGATGAGCCCGGACAGCCCGGTCCCGGCCGCCGAACGGTCGAGATACCACTGCGCGTTCACCGGGATCAGAATGTCGCCGGCCGCGACCGCCTGGGACGTGTCGTTGGTCACGAAGGCCGAAGCCCTGTAACCGTAGACCTGGAATTTCCCGTAGGCGGAATCCGCAATATCCGCCGTCGCCACGCCCACGAGATTCGAGAGCGTCGCGGTCACAGGCTGCGTCACCCGGACGCCATCCGCCGTCCCCACATCCCACACGGCGGGATAGTTGGCTGTGAGGGTCTCTCCGGCCACGTTGTAGAAGATGGCGAACACCCGCTCGGCATCGCCCCTGTTGATTCGCTGAAACATCATGGTAATCAGTCTCCTGAATAAGCGTTTCACTGACGGCCCGTTGCCGGACCCGTTGGTTTAGGCCGGTGTCGTGACCCTCCGGCCCGTTTTGCTCACCTCCCGTCACAGGAGAATTACGATTCGATGGTCGTGTCGATCGAACTGAGCACGCCCTGCTTGCGCCGGTTCGACGTGGTTGTCACACCCATCCACAGGATGTGGGCCGTCCGGGCCGTCTGGTTCTCCGGCCGGACGAACGGCGTGGTGATGAAGTTCGACTCCGCGTCGTACTGAATCCCGATGAACCGGGTGTTCATCATGTACCACGTGCCTGAGGACGCCACCGGGATCGACGCGATCGTGCCGTTGTCGGCATCCGGAACGAACTCGTCCCAGACCATGGGCTGCTTCTTGAAGGCGATGTTGTCGAACGGAATGTCGGCGACGTTGTAGGACGGGTTGCGGTGTGCAGCCGCCAGCGCCGTCTCGTACAACTCGAAGACGTTCTGATCGACCACATGGAAATTCGGCGCTCCGCCCGGCCCCTTCGCGCACCGGTTGTTCATGTTCCGGGCTTCCTTCAGGAAACCGGCGAAGGTCGTCGCCGAGGACTGCACGTCCTGATTACGCCACCATTCGTAGGTGGCCTGATCGATGTTGCCGACCACGAGCGACCCGGTCGGATCGTTCGCAATCAGCTTTGGCACAGGATCGAATCCCAGCGCGCCGTTCGACGGGCTGGTGTACGGCGTCGTGATCGCCGTCGCCGTGTTCGGCCCATTCCCCTGAAGCAACGCCTTCCCGAACAGGTCCTGGATGCCCAGAAGCGACTGCCGGGTCTTGCCCTTCAGGAGATTGATGATCCTGGCCTCGCCGGAGTTCTGGCGCTCTTCCTTGCGCGAGATCGAGATCGGAACCGATATCTCACGCCAGTCGAAAAACGCCTTCGTCATCCCGTCCATGGGCGTGACGTCGAGCTGGTCGTAGCCGCTGTAGAAGTCGGCTCCGGTCAGCTCGTACATGAGGGGTACTTCCGCGCGCTCGCCGGGCGAGGCCACGGACATATAGCCGCCCGACTGGCGGCGCATCAGAAAGAACAGGAGCGCGTTCGACGTCGATATCTCGTCTTCGAGAACCGGCCTGATGTTGGCCAGCGTGGTCGAGAGTAACGCATCGTACTCGCGTGTTTCAGTGCTTGGAGGCATTGGTTTCTCCTACTCCCAGCGTACTCCGGCCTTCGCGGCCTCGAACGCCTTGTCAACGGCGTCGTCGAGGTCTCTGAACTTCGGAGCCGTGGGTCTGACGTTTCCTGACGCCACTCCTGAACCTCCGGTATCGCCCGCCGCGGTCGATTTCCGCGCCTTCTCGGCCTGCTTCCGCAACTGGTCGGCATGTTGCGTGTCATAGGTCG